GTCAGGCCATTCTGAACAATCGGAGCAATGGTAGTTGGAAACCCAACACATGAAACAATAATTTCATCTCCATCCTGCCAACCAAAATACTTTTTAAGGGCAGCAATCATTACAAGGTTTGCAGATGAACCAGAGTTCACCATCAAAGAATTTCCAAAATTAAACTTCTTGGAGAATAGTCTCTCAAACTTCTCAACTTCTTCACCAGAAGCCAACCACTTACCTTTCAGAAAGCAGTTAAAGATTGCTTCAATTTCTTTATTGTCCCAGAAAGGACCAGAGTAATATACGGAAGACTTTCCTGGAACAAACGGTCTCCCGTTGGCCATATAAGGATAAAGACCTTCTTCACCAGAGATGGACTCTAAAAAATCTTGTACTTGTTTCATCAGTCTCCTACAATAGAGCGAATGTGGTCTGCAACATCTTCACTAATTATACCATACAACCACTGATATTGGTCACCATATTCCTTAATGGTTTCCATAGTTCCCACACCAGCGGCATGAAGGACACTGGTTCTCAAAGGTTCTTTAGTCAGAGGATGATCAATATAAACTTCTCCATCTTTCATGTAAAGTTCTTTCCAACTCTCACAATGGCCAGTCTGTCCCCACTGGTTATAAATTCCATAAGTAACACCACTACCATCTCTATCTACAATCTCACTGGTGTATTTCTCCTTAGCATGAAAAATATGATTCCAAGTATCTTGTTCATTACGAATCATAGGCCAAGGTTGATAGTTGAAAGTCCGACCATCACTCTGCTCAGCAACAAACTTATTAAAATCTCTCCACTCATACCAGAATGCTTTATCGTTTGATGCAACAAAACCTGCATTCAAAAACTCATTGACACCAATTGTTCCATTGTCTCCATAAGGAGCATAGAAAGGACTCACACAAGGACTGGCAGCACCTGCCTTACCATATGGATTATTGTTACGAACACCAATCAGTTCTGCTTCGGAGTTAATTACACGGTCAAGGCTGCCGATACAGAAAGAGTCAGCATCCATATGAATGACCATATCATAGTCTTCCACAAAGGGCAGACAAGACATCACCATCATCCAATCTGGATATCTAACGGTCTCAGCAAGCATCCAAGGATTCTCTTTCTTGATCTCCTCAGTCTGTGCTGTATCTACAATATGAAAATCAATCTCTGGATGAAAGTGATTTACAAGTTTTTTAAGTTTGTCGGGACGAAGATGTACTGCATAGTCATCAGTACACCAAGTTGATACTGCGATCTTTTTCATTTTTTAAATGGATAATCAATAACCAACCAGCGGTTGCCATTAGCGGCACAATTTGTTTGTGTAATGTTATTCATACGAATATCATGATAGAAGAGTTTTGGTTGAATCCTCTTCGCCACACTATCGACAAGGCAGAAGAAACTGCTGTTGACACAGTGAATCTCTTTTGCATTCTCAATCAGTTTCATATAGGCCAACATATTAGTTGTCTGACCTAGAGCAATCTCAATGATCTTAGTATCGGGAATAGCACCAATCTGATTGCGTCTCCAACTCCAGAGATCGATGGGATAGTCTCCCTCTGCACTAGAGTTCTTATGTACGATAATATACTCCTCTTCACCCTGAGTCAAGTTCTCATAGACCTCATCAGAACCAGGAATTTCTTTGGGAAGAGTGAACTTATCATATCGTTCTTTGAAGAGAATGTTTGCTTCTTCATAGAACTGTCTATCAAAGTTTACTGCAAAGAATTCTGGTGGAGTATTTTCTCTCTTTAGATGACGATAGTAAACTTTCTCAAATCCAATACGTGTGACGGGCCATCCTTTCTCTTGTGCCCAAGGAAACATCTCTCGCTCAAGAGTTGCCCAATCATCATTAAATGGATGGATAATGATATTGTCAAAATCCTGATAGAGACATTCAATTGTCTCCTGATACCTACGATGAATGGGAATGTGAAGTCTATCGCAGAGTTGTTCTGCATAGGTATGAACAATACCATTACAGATAAAATTGTCACCAAGTGATGTATGGTGATGAAAAACTAAGTCAGGTACTTTATTCATAAGATTATTAATGATGCTTGTTCATACGATGTTCGGGAAATCCACTTATACTTTATATTAGTTCTTTCTACAAATTCTGTCCAGGCTTTCATTTCACTATTCAGATAAACTGGATTGTTCCAAATTTCATCAAAAGATATAACTGTTCCTGAAACAATTCTAGATTCTAATTGATCTAAAACATACTTGGTTGAAGAATACAAGTCACAATCAATATGAATATATGCTGCTGGATAAGAGTATTCCTCTAAAAATGATTCCAGAGTGTCTTGGAATAGTCCAACAATTAATTCAACATTATCATTAACTTCTGGAAGTTTTCCATCTTGAGAGAAAGCACCCTTTGCTTGCCAACCATCATCCCAATCTTCTGGAAGACCTGTAAAGGTGTCAAATCCAAATACTTTACCCTCTGCTTTCTCTGAAATGATGTTGATAGTTCTACCAGTAGCAACTCCAAACTCCAACCAAAGTCCACCGATTTCTACATTATCAATAGTTTTATAAAAGTATTCTTTACTATTCCAATTGTATGGACTTAGTGCTTTAATTTCATCTACGTTATTCAAGATCTATTGCTCCCACTTCATTGAATTGATAAACGCCATCTAGGTTACCCCGATACAAGTTTGCAAAGAATGCAACGTTACCAGTGTGATTAACCATGTATCGACAATCAGATACACATCGCAGAGCAGCGTCAAACCACTGCGACCATTCAATACTATCTGCACCATTCTTCTCCATCAGATTCCAAATCACACTGTTGGATGTAGTGCTTGGAGTTTCTTCAAAGAAGACTACCTTATCACCCAGTGCCTCAACAAACATTTGAATGACTTGAGTTTGATCCGTTTGAAGAAGAACCTTGAAATCTGGATTCTTTTCAAGCAGTCTCTGAGTTACATTCAAATAGTCTTGGGGGTGTGCAAGAACAAGTTCTGTTCCTTTATCAGTTCCACGATAAAGAACAGAGATTGTCTTATCTGGGTCAAGTGAATACTTAGACTTTAAGACATCAACTTTATCCAAGACACTCTTACTAGGGCCAAAAAACCTATCAGTAATTTGATTGTAGATATGAAAATCGTAGATGTTTGGTTCAAACTTATTAGAATCTGGAAGTTCTACACCTGCATACAATTCCAAATCTACCTTAGGATTAATCTCATGGAAGTCGGGATAGATATCTTGCTCTGGATCTTTCTTGAAATGACGAAACCCCAGAGAGTAATCGATTCTCTCTGGGACAATACCATGACTCAAAAGGGTAAGAAGTGAATTGAATACTTGAAATTCATTGGAATAGAATCCACAATTCCAGAGACAATAGAGTTCATCCAATTCTGGATGAGCCAAAAGGTCACACCCAGCGTATCTACCAGTAGTACCACTGGCAACCACATACTTACAATTCTGAAGTCTCATTATGCACCAACAACGTAATTACGGACTTTCTCCTCTTCAGTAGAGACAGGGAAGCAGATCAGATAACCTTCTTGAAGATAAGACTCAACAATAATGTGAGTGTCATCAAGCAGTTCATAAACAAAGTCCAAGTTTGCTCCACCGTGCAGGGCCTTGTTCTCAAAGTTTCCGTTCTCGTAAGGACCATCTTTGTAAATACGGATGTCATCAATAACAATAATGTCCTTGCTCACATCACGCTTCTGACACAAGATGCGAAGTTCTCCTTCCAGAGGAATCTTAATGTAGTCAGGATCATCACGAATCACTTCACGATGAAACTCATCCCGATATGAATCGGGGAAGTGTGCATCAAGGAAGAACAGTGCAGGATTCTCATCCAGAATATCTAGAACCTTAGGAAGTTCATCATGGCTGTTGCCCAGATGCATCACCACACGATCATTATCTTTGAAATATTCTGCTGCCTCATCATGAATACGATCAAGAATCTCAATCGAATGCATTGTCAAGTCAGGTTTCTGCAGTTGAGACACCTGAAGTAGAGAATTTTGACCATAGGAATCTAGAATACCACCAGTTCCTGTTTCGACATAATGTTGAATACCAAAGTCCTCAAAAGTTGGACGAAGGTTAATTGCGTTTTGTAGTTTTGCCATCAGAGGTGTCCTTTTTTGTTTTCAATTTGTTCTTTGATCCAATTATACGTGATACGGATCCCTTCTTCAAGTGTTTGTGAATAGTCCCATCCAAGTTTTTCGCGAATCAGGTCGTTATTAGAGTTCCGACCACGAACACCCAGAGGACCATCAATGTGAATCTTTTGAACTTCCTTACCAGATACTTTTGCTGCAGTATCTACAAGTTCGTTGATAGTAACCATCTCTTCAGACCCAATATTCACAGGACCCATAAAGTCAGAGTCCATCAGTCGTCGAGTTGCTTCAATGCATTCGTCAATGAACAAGAAGGAACGAGTCTGTAAGCCATCTCCCCACACTTCGATAGCTCCACCTGCCTCTGGGAGGTAAGCGACTTTACGGCAGATTGCAGCTGGTGCTTTCTCTCTTCCACCGTCCCAGGTTCCTTCAGGGCCAAAGATGTTGTGATACCTAGCAATGCGAACAGGGATATCGTGGTTCCTATTGTAAGCAAGGTAGAGTCTCTCACTGAAGAGTTTCTCCCATCCATATTCTGAGTCTGGTGCTGCTGGGTATGCAGATTCTTCACGGCAATCAGGATTATCTGGATCAAGTTGATTATGCTCTGGATACATGCAAGCAGAACCAGAGTAGAAAATCTTTGTCTTATTTCCTACAACCTCATTAAACTTACGCTGTTCCTCAAGAACATTCAAGTTGATGGTGACAGAGTTATGCATGATGTCCGCATCGTTCTCTCCAGTGAAAACGAAACCTGCACCACCCATATCAGCTGCAAACTGATAGATCTCATCAAAAGCGAGATGATATCTATCAGGAACAGACTCATAAAAGTTCCCATTGTCACCTTTGAATCGGATAACACGACGAACAAATTCCACATCACGAAGATCACCTGTGATGAATTCGTTTGCTTCAGATTTAGAAAACTCAGTATGCTTTAGGTCAACTCCACGAACCCAATATCCCTCTGCGCGTAGTCGTTTGACCATGTGACTTCCAATAAATCCACCAGCACCAAGCACCAGTGCTGTTTTTTTATATTCAGACATTATCTAAAAAGTTTCTTCTTATATATGATACTAAAAAAGACCCTTGTTGTCAAGGGTCTTTATAGGTCTTTGCAGGCTCGCCACTTGCTTTTTATCCTGAAGCAAGAAACAGGGCGGGAGTTATCCCATCCGCACCACTTGCTTTTAGAAGAAGCAAGAAACTCAGAAACTCAGTTTTCTTTGCAATCTTTGGATTAGGTCCTCAACCTTAGCTTCAAGTGCTGCGAGTCTGTCTCCATCTACTTCTCCACCGCCACCTAGTGCTGCTTCAAGTTTCTGAAGTCTTTCTTCTACTTCAACATCATATTTTGACATCGATGCACCACTTGCAGACTTTGCTGCTGTTCCTTTTGTTGCCATGTTACTAATGAATTAACTCTGTGTTTATTTAGTTTTTAGAGGGTCTTATGACTCCACCAGTGCTGTTATAGTCCATCCGTGACTTCGGGATTGAAGGGGTTCCTTCACCGACCAGGGTTTTTAACGACTCTCCATGTCGGACGAAACTTCGTCTTTAATGTAACAAGGAACACGATCTGGATCTAGCCATTTCGTGTATTCAAAATCTTCTATAGCAGTCAGAAGTTGCATCTGATTGTCTAGAAGATACATGTCCTTATAACGCTTTGTCCAACTATCTGCTTTTTGAATACGGTAATCTGGCATACCATTGATTTCTAGTGTGCCAGACTCAACGTAACGATAAGGGAAGCGTTCTAAAAGAACCTTCACGCTACCTCCACAGATTCAAGATCAGCGGCAACTTGCTCGATCAGAATATCATAATCATCAAGGGGATCGCCAGAGAAGACGACTCCTTCATTTTCATAATAACGACGGACCTTTTTGAGAAGTTTCGGATTCTTCACATCCAGGAAGAAGTCACCATTTACAGCACCACGAAGGGTTTGAATGTCTTTCTTGAACTTACTAGTCAGTGTCATTGTTTTGTGTGTTGACCTTAGTATTATAAGGGTTTGACAGAGAACTGTCAATGGGGGATGAGGGGATCGAACCCACCTCAGCCGAATTATGAGTTCGGTGCATTCACCAGATTGCTAATCCCCCTGGTAGGAATGTCGGGAATTGAACCCGATTGACTCCGTTATAAGCAGAGCGCATTAACCAATATGCGACATTCCCTCAAGGAGCTTCATTGTTGGTTTCCATATACATGCGTATGAGTTCATCATCCGCAGGAACCATTATACATTTTTCTCCCGTTTCTTTATTTTCTATACCTATCGTTTCTCCATTTTCCACTCTTGCAATCAGCGAATCCCAGTTCTCTTGCCAGTATTCCACAGAATAAAAATTCATCGTTGTCATATTTAGACATCGGGGTAGCAGGGATCGAACCTGCGACCTGCTGTTCCCAAAACAGCCGCGCTACCTCTGCGCTATACCCCGTTATTGTTTATCTGATAATTATAACCCTACTTGTGTCCCTTGTCAAATGGTTCCCAGTGCTGCCAGTTGTATTTGTGGACTGCCCACATACCTAAGATGGGAACAAACACTAGTGTCATACACATAGGTGCTAGTGTCCAGGGATTATTTAAAGTCCAAGCAGCAAAGTGTGCAATTTTATGAATCATCATTCTCCAATTCGCGTAAGTATTCTTTCCACCAATCAGGATCTTTTTTCATTCTCCATTGTGGAACTGGTAGGCCCCTCTCAGAGTAATACTCATCAAGGGCCTTATCGATAGTCTGTGCGATCTCCATATTCCTCTTCCTCCTCATCAACGTCTTCATATGGGTTTTCCAAATAAGGTCCGTGTGGTTTGAGTGATTCTGCTCGGACATACTTCTGCTCATCGTTAACTGCTGAAATCCACAGCGAAAGTTTCATAATAATCCAGATCAATGCTAATGGCATAAAACAAGCAATGAGAATTACTGGTTTCATTGTTCTTCCTCTTCATCGTAATCGTAAGTTAATCTACAATCCCAAAGATCTTCATCCCATTCTGGTTCATACATGGGACATGGTTCTTCAAACAAATGGCCCATTCTAAGTTGATTAATTCTTTCCCGCAATGACTTATAAAATTCTCTTTTTTCGTCTGGATCCATTTACTTTTATAGGGTAATCTTTAACCAGGGAAACAGAGGATCAATTACTCCAATGAGTCGAAGCAGACCCTCAGCAAAAAGTGCAAGAACAACCCACCCAACACACATACTGATAATTGAAGCATTACGATTATGTTGTCGTATGGCATCATCAATCATCTCCTGCACTTCTTCTTTAGTGATGTAATCCTCAGGATTGATCTTGGTCATTCTGTGACTCATCCTCAAGTTTTCCCAAAGTTGTCATTCTATCTTTCCAGGTTACTCCGCCATCCAAACCTTTGCAAGGATTTATGCAGGTTTCGTCACCAAAACTATTACAAACTAATCCAGCAAGGTCTAGCTCATTTCCTAACTTACCAGTTCCAGACCAATAGTGCTGTCCCCCTATCCAGGTAGCCCCACACTTAGGACAAGTTTTATTATCAGATGACAAAGATGATTGATCATCAGTCATTCTTCTTGTACTCCTTGAAAAAACTTTTGTAGTCGGCAGTATCCTTAAGAAGTCTTCTTCTAAGTTTCTGCTCCATCCACTTCATTTGAACTCTTATCCAAGCATAACGAATTTGGAGATCAATGAATTGGACCAACCTTATAGTAGCATCATACCCAGCAAAAGCAACTAATGCAATAATTGTCAGCATTAGCAAATAAAAGAAGGTCATTCGTGAGCTCCATATAATTGTATATAGATGCTACACAAATTCTTAATGTTTATTAAAGAAAACGGAGAGTGGGAGAATCGAACTCCCAAGGGCTTTAACACCTCGACGCTTTTCAAGAGCGGTTCCGTCACCTATCGGATTGACTCTCCAGATAATCCTTTTCATTTTGATAAGGATGTTTTTGTTGAGTCCAAATCTGATAACCTTCTATCAAATCTGGAATCAACCATTGTTCCACTCTATAACAATACTTCCAATTGACAGGTTGAATGCAATTCATTACAACTACTTGGAAGAATGCTATTAGGTGAATCCAGAAACTAAGCATTAACGAACTTCAAAGTCTAATCTACGAACTTTACGCTTTCTCCTTTGTTCTTGATAAGCAAGTTCTTCGCGAGAGAAAACACTATCAATTTTTACTTCTCTATCATATGATACCATAACAACTTTATCTAAGTCAACAGCTCCAACTTTGTTATTGACAAGATTCATTTGATTTGGACATCCACAGGTTTGTACTTTATTTGTACTAGTTAATTCTGTGTTGCATTCTTTGCATCTTACGATAATCATAATACAGGATGTAAGTGATTTATTTATATGCCCGAAGAGGGGATCGAACCCCCGACAATCTCCGTGTAAAGGAGGTGCTCTACCGCTGAGCTATTCGGGCAGACTCCTCCACCTGGACTCGAACCAGGGACAGGGTGATTAACAGTCACCTGCTCTACCAACTGAGCTATAGAGGATTATCTTTTTGTTCTTTCTTGAGTTTAAAGTAGAGTTTATAATATCTCTTCTTCATATCATCAAGAATTTTGTTGTCCTCTTCAAAACCCAATCTTTTGGTGTGCATATAGCACCCCTCAAGTTCACCTATCAATAATAAGATTTTTATTGGGTCCAT